AACTACTACCTAACAAGAAAGCTCAAGACAAAGTTCGGAAGTTCTATGGTTCTCCTATTGCAAATTTTGTTGCATCTAGGCGAGCTCTTGGAGCTATTCCCGAATTTATGTTGAGGCATTCTAATACTACAGAATGTATGGTTGGTGTCAATGCGACATCTGATCAGTGGACTAAGGTTTATAAGAATCTAACGAGATTCAATGAAACCAATATGATCGCTGGTGATTTTGCAGGTTTTGACACCCGTATGGCTGCACAGATTACTACAGCAGCTGCTCACGTTATTGTTGAGTGGTACCGTGCTGCTGGTATGTGTGAAGCCGACCTCCAATTAGTTAAAGGTGCTCTATCTGATATTGTTCATCCCAATATTCTTATTGATGGAGATTTATACCGCTTTGCTAATGGAAATCCTTCTGGAAATCTTATTACAGTTCAACTTAACTCAATTTGCAATTCAATTATGATGCGCTATTGTTATTACAAGATGAACCCTACGATTTCCACCCCTTTTGCACGGAATGTTGCTCTCAGTACCTATGGGGATGATAATGCTATGTCTGTTGCTAAAACTTGTCCATGGTTTAATCATACTTCATGTCAGAAAGTTTTCGCTGGTGTGAACATTGAATATACTATGGCTGATAAAGGTTCAGAATCAGTACCTTATATTGGAATTGATGAGGTTTCTTTTCTTAAGAGAAATTTTATTAAACACGAAACATTAGGTTGTATTGTTGCCCCAATTGAAATTGATTCAATTTATAAGAAGTTTTACTATTTAAAGAAACCTTCTGAAAGCCCTCTTTCTTTTGAGTCTCAATTCTCAAGTTATTGTGATGGTGCTTTCCGTGAGGCTTACTTGCATGGTCGAGTTTTTTATACCTCTTTCTACAATAGTATCAAAAATATTGTAGAATTGAATCCATCTTTGCATGGGTTCGTTTCCTTTATCTCCTATGATGAAATGACTGAAGTTTTGAAACCAGCTTATTTTGGTTCCAAGTCTAAAGTTATTGAATTGTAAGAGACCTATAAGTTTTCTTCGAAATTCGTAAACTTTGAGCATAGCATACGAAATTTCCTTAAGTTCTCTGATTTACCCAAGATTGAAATTTTCTCCAGATTTATCTTGCAGGAATGAGACTTTTGTTTTATGGAGCAAAATGCGACAGACTAATGCGCCTGTACGTATTCAAAATCAAATGCATTACTAACAATTTAATTTATTTACCACTAAACAATATTTTTATCTACAACGCTTTTACGCGATTGGCTCGCCTATCAACGTTGTTCCTTTTATGTTTTATGTTCTTTGTTAACCTTATTGTTTCCTATTTTTATTACACTTTGTGTATTGAGGAAATTGTGTCTTTGTCCAATCAA